AAATACCCCTCTCGGTACATTTTCAGACTCAATAAGTTATGTTCAAGCTCCTTTAACTATTGCGACTTATGGAGTAAATGCAGTTGGGGGTAGTAATAAAATAGACGAGTTTTCTGTTTTTAATTCTACTTCTTCTTTAAGCAGCCTAGCTGACTTAGTAAGCGGGGGTAAACCCGCAGATCTCGATTCGTACGACCCCGTTGCTTGGTACCGCATGGGAGATGATTCAAATGATTCACCTACCTCAGGCGGAAGCATCGCAACCATAACCGATTCAAGCGGAAATGGAAATGATGCGGTTCAAGTAACTGCAAGCCTTCAGCCTACATTCTCCGATCTGACCGGCGAAACAATCTACGCATAATTCTTAATTTAAAATAAAATGGCCACTATAGATACAATCGCAAACAGAAGCACCGGATCCGCAATCGCGGGGAAGGCATACTTTGAAACCTCGACGAATAAACTCATCGTCTTTAATGGCAGCGCATGGATCGAGCTCGATTCCGATGGCGTTGGCGCGGTCTACCAAAACCGCTGGGGCGCAAGCTTTGATGGAGCAAGTGCGGGTGATTATTTAGCTGTGTCAGCAGCGTCCGACTTAAGCATTAGTGGTGATTGTTCAATATCAGCTTGGTTTAACCCCAGCTCAGTTACCAGTTATAACTATATATTCTCATTAAGTGATGGAAGATCTAGTGGGACTGACAGGGCTTTTGGTTTGAGTGGTACGCAAATGGTAGCTAACACCTATGGTTCTGGTTATAACCTTCCTTTTACACATACTGCGATAGCTACAGGAAATTGGTATCATGCGGTTGTTGTTTTCACTTCAGGCACAGCTAGAATGTATTTGAACGGTGCAGATTTAGGGACTAAATCTGTCAATACAAGCTCAATTTCTTACACACAAACTGTAATTGGAGGTATGCTTTACAATAATGGTTATCGTTTTGAGGGTTTAATTGAAGATGTAGCGGTATTCGACGCAGCCTTATCCGCAGCCGACATAACAAAAATTTACAACGGAACCGCTCCAAACGGAAAACCTACGGATCTAAACAACGCAGGATCATATGATACGGATCGCACATCCAATATTAAAGGTTATTGGAGAATGGGAGATGATTCAAACGATTCAGCAACCTCAGGCGGAAGCATCGCAACCATAACCGATTCAAGCGGAAATGGAAATGATATGGTTCAAGCAACTGCAAGCAAGCAGCCTACATTCAAGGCGCTTGCGCAATCGACTACAGCGCTAAGCTTTGATGGTGCAGATGACTATGTTACCGCTACCCTTGGATCGCAAGTTTTTGATGGAGACTTTGCAATATCATTTTGGTTTAACGCAGACACAGCATCTACACATACAACCTTAATTCAGTCTGGTATTAGCGGTAGTTACAACGATGGCTTTCGCATTTACAGATATAGTGACACAGCGTTAGCTTTTTGGAAAGGACAAGGTGGATACTCAAATATCTTTGGAAATATAGGGACAACAGCGACAGGGTCTTGGCATCACATTGTAGTAACTAGAAGTGGCTCAACCTCTACATTTTATTTAAACGGAAGTTCAATAGACACAGGAACAGACTCACAGTCTTACACATCTACGGCTTTCCAAATGAGTTTTAACACATACCCTTTTGATGGCCTGCTTGATGATGTGGCAATCTTTAGCTCCGCACTATCTCAAGCAAATGTATCATCCCTTGCAGCATCTCGTGGAGCTCATATCGTAAATGATTTAAGCCTCACTCCTGTTGCATACTACCGTATGGGAGAAGATGACAGCTTAACTGATGGAGCTTCTGCATCTCAAATTACTGATGCATCTGGAAATGGAAATCATGCAACGCAAGGAACCGCATCATCTCAACCAACCGCTAGCGTTGATCCTGTAATCTGCGTATAAATCTTAACACCGAACCTTAAATACTATGGCAACTAAATATAAATTACTTAATACTCCTGAGGAGTTTGACGCAAAAGAAGCAGAGATGAAAACTCTCTTGGCTATCCCAGATAACGCTGGAACCAGCAAGTACGCTGAGTCCGTTATGATTGATAATCCTGATCATGCAGATTATGGAATGTTCTTATTCCCAGTTATATCTGAAGGAAAATGGAAATGCGACCAGCACTTCAGCGCAAGCGATCTTGTTGATCACGATTCTTCCTGGGCGAAGCCTCAAGAAGAACCAGTATAACTTTTAAGCGGGGGTTGTATTAACTACGACCCAAGACCCAGAGCCTAAGTGCATATACAGTTTATCCGTATCTGTTCCTAGTGCCATGGATCCCGCTGGATCTCCGCTCCTACCTTTAATTTGGGCCTCGGTATCGATTATTCGAACGAGGCCCTTTTTACTTTCGATTATTAGCCGAACGGCTGTTCCAATATCTGCTACTAAACTCATTCGAAAGAGACCCCCAAACTTTCTTCCACATCCTCTGCTTTATATCGGATGACTCGCGTGTTAATTTCTTTTCTTTCCCAGTTCCATTGTTTTGCCCATCGACGAACGGTACCGGGAGAGACATCCATCCTTTCACGAATAATTCGTGGCGAAAGATAACGATTTTTTGTTACGCCCATATTCGTTTATATACGCTTATAACCGTACTACGCGACCGGATGTAAAGCAGGGCAACCGATTGAGGAATACCTCACAATCTGGGATTATGATATCCGGATCGGGGCACAGACGCTTCCTCCTTTTGATTAATCTAAACCCACAAAATACTTAGTTACTATGTCTAATATTCTCCAACAAATCGGTGCCGCTGTTAAAGGTAAAGTCGATGGTGTACAAGCCAACGTCGCTGCTGAAGAAACCGCGCGTATCGCCGCAATTACTGCTGAAGCTACCTCAAGAGGTGCTGCTGATACTACTCTTCAATCTAACATTGATGCAGAAGCAACCACTGCAAGAGCTGCTGAAAGTACTCTTACCACTAACTTGTCATCTGAAGAGTCCGCTCGTATAGCTGCTGTTACTGCTGAAGCAAGCTCAAGAGCTTCTGCTGATACCAGTTTACAAAGCAACATCGATAGCGAAGCTACAACTGCAAGAGCTGCTGAAGCTGTTCTTACAACTGCTGTTTCTGACGAAGAAACCAGAGCAACTGCTGCTGAAGGAGTTCTTACAAGTGCTGTTTCTGCTGAAGAGACTGCTCGTATTGCTGCTGTTTCTGGCGAAGCTACCTCTCGCGCTTCTGCTGACTCTGCTCTTCAAGGCGAAATTGACGCTGAAGAAGTTCGCGCTGCTGCTGCTGAAGGTGTTCTTACCAGTAACCTCGCATCTGAAGTTACCGATCGCCAAACTGCTGTTTCTGCTGAAGCAACAACCCGTGCGGCTGCTGTAACCAATCTTGACACTGTTAAAGCTAACCTCGCAGGAGCTGCTTTCACCGGTGCTGTTTCTGGTACAGACTTAACTCTTAGCGGAAATCTTACCGTTACTGGTACAACCACCAGCATTGAAACTGTTAACTCCCAAGTTAAAGATTCAATCATGCTTCTCAATGACGGAGCAGCTGGTAGTTCGAACAACGCAAATGACGTTGGACTTATCATGGAACGTGGATCAAGCGAAGATAACGTTGCATTGGTATTCGACGAAGGTGAAGACAAATTCGTTTGTTACAAAACCTCCGCTGCTGCTTCTTCAACTGACATCTCCAGTGACGACACAAGCGCTACTCTTATGGACATCAAAGTTTCTGATGTTTATGTCGGAGCTGACAACCTCGGTTCGTACAGCGACTTCAGCGTAGCATTAGGATAAGCCTAATCTAGCTTACTGAATCTCCTAAGGGGTCGGAGGTCTATTCCTTCGACCCCTTTTTTTACCCCAATGAATGAGCCATTTACAGAGAGAGATATATTGGATAGTCGCGATGATTATGTTTTTTCTGGAGCGCGATGTTTTAGTAGATACTTTTTTCTTTTTGCTGTCTTTAATCTTTGCTCATGTTCAGTAAAAACCTTTGCCCCAACGGGTTTAGGTGCGATCGGAGCGGGCGTAGGTGCATTGGGCGGTCCAGCAACCGCTTTTGCTGGTGGTGGACTGGGAGCGGCTGCGGGGCAGATAATTAAGGAGTCTGATTCAGTTAAGAAAAATACAGAAAAATTAAAAGCATTCAGTGAGGGGGATGTTCAAAAATTGATTGAACTTAAATTAAAAGAGGAGAGGGGCTTTTTTCAAAAGCTGATTGATGGGGTTTACGACATTCTAATGATTAGTGCTGGGGGGATGGTACTATATTTTATATTTCATTTTCTACGTGTAAGAAGCGTAACCAAAAAAGTTATTAACCTCGAACAAAAGAACAATAATCATGATTGATAATTCCACAGTTATCGGATGGGCCGGAACCGTTGCCGTTGTATCGGTTGGCCAATGGAACGATGTAATCGCGTGTGTATGCGGTGTCACGACTACCGCTTATATGCTGGTAAAACTAATTGAAACCCTGCGAAAAAAGAAATGAGCGATAAAGAACAAAAACCTAAAAAGATGTGCGGAGATAAATGTATCGCACCTACGGTATGTAAAGAAATTTTCAAGGGTAAGTGTGCTTTAGAAATGATGCAGAACGAAAAAAGCGAGTCTCCAATAGAGAAACCCGGTAATGTAACCGGTAAAAAGAAATCGAAATCTGAGTATAGCTAAGCTGTACAACCGGTTACTACAACCTATCCGATTGTTTATAAATCGGATATGGAAACAGCTATCGCGGAGGTTGACTCCCCGCAAGAAACGACAGAGGGAACAAGCATTGAAAATGCCTCAACTGAGGATATTCGCAATGCTTTAGGAATAACGCCAGAGACCGCCGAGCCTACGACCGGAGTCCAAGACCAACAGCCTGAGGCCGTAAGCCCAGAGCCGGAAGTCGAGGCCGAAGCTCATGAGCCGGAGGAACTAGAGGAATCAGAGGATGAAAAACTCGCCAAAAGACGAATCCGTCCAAGGAATGAGTTAGACCAGCAAGTCATCGATCTTTACCGATCGGAAGGATTTAGTGGAGACTTCTCAGACGCCTCTCGTGTAATCTACGGTCAGGAAGCGCAACCCGCACCTCAACCCATTTATCAGCCCCAGGAGCAAGTCGAGGCGTCCGAGCCCGATCCAATTCAAGGCATTGATAAACAAGCAAACGACATACGAGCTACTATCATTGAGCTTGAAGGTAAAGTAGAGAAAGCAGCAGAGGATCTTGAGACCACCGAGGCATTACGCCTTCAGCGTGATATCATGAAAAAGGAACTCGAATTGCAGAATCTATCCAGCCGTAAAGAGCGCATGGAAGAAGCACAAAGTCAGCAAGTTTATCAGACCCATCGTTCTAAAGCGATGGAGAGTAGAGACAGAGTTTATGAAAGATTCCCATCATTGCAGGATAAGGCTTCGGTCTATCGTAAGCAGTTCGATGATTATGTTTCGCAAGCTCAGTCCGACCCCGACTACGCCGCAGTTTTTGATTCGCCAAAATGGCCTGAATTACTCGCCAACGAATTCGCATCAGTATCGCCCGCACCAGCCGTTGCGCAACAGCCTCAGGCCGTTGCCCCTCAGCCGCAGGCACCACAGATGGGAACTCAGGCGAAGGTCTTGACGACAGGAACTACGGCACAACCTGTAAACGCTCCGATTACCCCGGACGGCTTACTTCAACAGCTTCCGAGCATGAACAAAGATGATATCTATGCTTTGCTTGGAAATCCTGGAGGAGCACAGCCACGAAGGTAATTAGGAGCAACAAACCTAATCTCAAATAATTAAATAAAATGGCTACAAAAAACCTACCAGCAAATTCAGCTGCTGCCGGATTACACCAAAACGGTAATCAGGCAAATGTTGATCTTGTTACTAACACCAACTCCTACGCTGATCTTATCGGCGGTGACGCTAATTCTGACTTGCGTTCACGTCTTTGGTCCGAGCTCGTATCACGCGACGCTAGGGAAAAAAACGTATTCGCAAAGTTCATGGGCGGCGAAGGAAGCGGTAAACCAATCACAGAAAAACGCGATCTTAGCGCAGGCGGATCAGACAAAGTAACATTCACTACTGTTGCTCCAATCAGAGGACAAGGTGTTCGTGGAGAAGAAATTCTCAAGAACGCTACCGATACTCTTGATTTCGGAACATTCAGCATTGAAGTTGACCTCGTTCGTCATGCTGTTTCCTGGACACAAGTCTTGAAACTCATGAGATTCACCGGTAAGACAATTGACCAGCTTTCAGCTGAAGTCATGTCCGAATGGATGAGCCGTACCGAGCAGGACCAAATCCAGTTCGCATTACGTCAAATCTGTCTTAATAACGCTGTTGGATCAAACTTCATATCTTCTTACGGAACCGGAGCGGGTAACGCTCTTAAGTATGTTGACGGATTAAGTACCGACATCATTCAAGAAGCTAAGCAAGCACTTATTGCTAACGGCGCAGAGCCTATGAGCACTGGTGGAGACATCAACCAAGAAATTCCTGGTTACTTGTTCTTCGCACCAGACGCATGCTTACGTCCTCTCCGTTCTGACCCTGACTACTTAGAAGCTATTACTCAAGCGGACGCTAGAAGTGATAACAATAAGCTATATTCCGGTTCATACGCTAAGTGGGATAACAACATCATCGCGAATCATAACGTTCTTATCGACACCGCTCGTGGACGCCAAGGTTCTCCTTTGCTTCCTACCTTCTATGCATTCAATGCTATTGCTGACGCAACTGCTGCTGGAGCTATGGGTGGAACTGACGGTGACTATGCTGCTAACTTCCGTGGAGCTTTCATCCGCCTTCCAGGTGGTGGTGGAGATTCCTTAGGATCTAACGATAACGGAACCTACCATATCCTCGGTATAGATACCGACGGAACTAAAGCGTTGTACACCTATACTCAAGCGGACGTGTCTGCTGACTTCGGTTCAATCACCTTAACCCGTGATCCTAACGAAGCAGCATTAATCACTGCTGGAACCAAAGTTGGTGATGCATTCTCCCAAGGTGCTATGTTTGTTCAAGCGAATGAACTCGGTACCCCTATCGGATATGCATTGGCAATGGGTAAAGACGCAATG